ATACGCCCTGTCAAACGACAACCGCATCAGTTACACAGTTGTAAGTGAGACGCTGGGTGCTAGAGACATTGTCAGGAATAACGCAGGCACATGGCAGTACAACTCTAACGGCACATACGCTTCCGAGACCTGGACTAACGCCACAACAAATGCTGAGTTACCGGCATTGGCTCAGGCTATGGAGGGAGCTAGTTTTGTTGTGGGCTTTGATGTGTCTACTTCTGTGTTTGTTGATGCTTTCTCGGTATCAGCACAAGAAGCCGACCCATGCGGACTAGCCTTTAACACTGACGGCACTAAAATGTTTGTGTGCGGGGTAACGGGTGATGACGTTAACGAATACGCACTGTCTACAGGCTTTGATGTTTCTACTGCGGTATTCACAGATGCTTTTAGTGTCTCTGCACAAGCTACTCAACCTAGAGGAGTTGCTTTTAATACTGACGGAACCAAGATGTATGTTCTTAGTGATTCAACAGGTGCTAGGTTTATTTACCAATACACGTTGTCTACAGGCTTTGATGTATCAACGGCATCTTACGCTTCTTTAAGTTTTGACGTAGGGTCGCAGGACACATCTCCGCAAGACATAGCGTTCAACTCCGATGGCACTAAGGTCTTCATGGTAGGTACTACAAACGATAGCGTTTACGAGTATACGTTATCAACTGCTTTTAACATATCAACAGCTACCTACGTTGATGCTTTTTCCGTTACTTCCGAAGAGACTGACCCAAGAGGTCTAGCTTTTAGTACTGACGGCACTCGGATGTTTATTTGTGGCAGCACAGGCGATGACGTTAACGAGTACGTTCTGTCAACAGGTTTTGATGTATCCACAGCATCATTTGTAGACAGCTTTAGTGTCTCTGCTGAAGAAACCTCACCACAATCAATAGCCTTTAACGCAAACGGCACTAAAATGTTTATTGTTGGTTTAAATGGTGTTGAAGTAAACGAATACACAATGGGAACTACAACCTATCCAAACCAGATGAACAAGACTCAACTAGACGCTGTCACTGACCCAAATCAAATAACACTGGGTAACGACTTTGACCTAGCCATCATCTTTAATTTGACCAGCGGAACAACAGTACCGTCATCCAACGGTGTATCAATTAACTACGATGCTAATGTGCTGAACGAGGGAGCCATTCTAGGCACTGACTACGACTTTGACGCTCCAGCAGGTGATAAGGCAAGGATTACAGCATTGATCGCAGGTAACTATAAAGTGAGGGTGGTGTAATGATTCATAGCCAAGCAGAGTTAGAGAGCATTGTGCAGTCAGCCAATGCTCGCAAGAGGCGTAACAAGCTACTGTCAGCATCAGACTGGACACAGGTTGCTGATGCTCCTGTAGACAAAGCAGCGTGGGCTACCTACCGCCAAGAGCTACGAGACATCAGCGCACAGGCAGGCTTCCCAGCAACTGTAGTCTGGCCGACCCAGCCTTGAGGTAGATCATGCCCGAATCAAGCCTGATTGACATGTTGATTGCCGGAGCCGGTGCTGTAGTAGCCTGGTTCGTGAAATCTACTCGCGAGGACAATAAGGAACAAGATCGCAAGATTGAAAACCTGCAACGTGAGCAGGCTGCTCTGTTAAGCCGCGAGGAGTTTAGGCAAGACATGCAAACCTTCAGGCAAGAGATGAATCAGAACTTTGACAAAGTGTTTTCTAAATTGGACAAGAAGGCAGATAAGTAATGCTCGACCCAGTTTCCGCGTTAGCCATAGCCACCAGTGCCTTCAATGTTATCCGCAAGGGTATCGAAATGGGCAGGGAGTTGGAAGACCTGGCTGGGCAGTTGGGAACCTGGTTCGGCGCAGTGGCTGACGTTAAAAGCGCAGAAGAAGAAGCCAAAGACCCACCACTTTTCAAAAAGCTGATCTCAAGCGGGAGTGTCGAGCAAGAGGCATTACAGGCACTTGTAGCCCGAAAGAAAATCGAGCAGCAAGAGAAGGAACTGCGTGAGCTAATAGTCTGGCGATGGGGGACTGAAGAGTACACAGCCATGATGCGCGACAGGGCAAGAATCAAAGACACTCGCGCTAAAGCTATTCAAAATCAACGCAGGAAAATGCGTAAGTTTATTGCAAACGTATTAACAATCACTGCGATCCTTGGCCTCGTTGGGGCAATAGTCGCTTTCGGTATCGGCATTATTATGAATCTGGGGTAACAGTTATGTTGAGTTTAGTATCAAGTCTTTTGGGATTTGCATCGGCTGGATTGCCAAAAGCGTTGGATTTTTTTCAAAATAAGAGCGACCAGAAGCATGAACTAGCCCTCATGGCGATGCAGCGTGAGCGAGAACTGGCATTGGCTAAAGAAGGCTTTATCGCTCAAGCAGCCGTGGAAGAGATCAAAAGTGACCAGATCGCTATGCAGACCCAGACCCAAGAACGTCTTGCCATGTACAAACATGACATGAAAATTGGTGAAGGCGGGTCAACCTGGGTGATCAACCTCAGGGCTAGTGTTCGGCCAGTGGTGACATATTTGTTTGTTGGCCTGCTGATCGTTGTTGATGTGGCTGGTATCTGGTATGCCTACTCGACTGGCATCGCGTTTGCTGAAGCGATGGAGATTGTGTTCAGTGATGATGAACTTGCCATGCTTGCGGCAATATTGAGCTTCTGGTTCGGCAGTCAAGCGTGGAATAAGCGTCAAGCATGACAATATCAGAAGTAGGCATCCAGTTAATCAAGAGCTTTGAGGGTTGCCACAACAGCCCTTATCGCTGCCCTGCTGGGCTTTGGACAATAGGGTATGGGCATGTATTGTACCCAGATCAAGCGAGGCTCAAAACGCCTGAGAGAGCCTCCTATCCACTTAAGCCAGAACATGATCGGGTGTGGGATGCTATCGAAATTGATTCGCTTCTTGAAAAAGATTTATTACGGTTTACGAATGGCGTATTACGATACTGTCCTGCTGCTGCTGATAATCAGTGCCACCTGGATTCACTTACAAGCCTGGCTTTCAATATTGGTTTAGGCAACTTGCAGGCTTCCACCCTAATAATGAAGTACAAACGAGCCGAGTACGCTGCTGCGGCAGATGAGTTCCTCAAGTGGCGCAAAGCAAATGGCGTGGTGCTGCGAGGACTAGAAAGGCGCAGAGAAGCAGAAAGAGCTTTATTCCTCTCCGGCGGCTAGTCTGTCCAGTATCTCTTGCACCTCTTGCTGGGCTTTATCGTGACGCTCCTGCAACGATAGCTTTAAGTCGCTACATAGTGCCATGATTGACCCAGAATCGTGTGGAGCGCAGCACAGGACTGCTCCAGATGGGTAGGTGACGAACTTCATCGCGGCCTCGGTCTCTTTTTGTGAAAGGCAATGTTGTCATCATTGTAAAAACCAGCAGGCCAGTTATTTGTCCCATCTACTGCTACTGACTCACCAGGCTGGCGCACATCAATTTTGCCGCCACCTGACAGATACATTTTGATGTCTAACTCAAGCCGCTCCTTGATATCCTTTTCCACCTTCTGATATTTCATCACGTTTCATTTGCTCCAGTATCTCGATCAGTTGTGCTTGGTCAGGCTTTGGGCAATCACCTTCTGGCATTACTATATAACCTTTTCTGATTTGCCGGTGATTGATTGGGCAATAGCCTCGCGCATTATTGTTCTCCAAGCGGTACGCTGGGCAGTCGAAACAGGTTTTCATTTTCGATCAACCTCCGCTTTAAGATTGTTATTTCCGTTCGCGTCTGATCCAACCACTTTACCTTCAGTTGGTCTTGTTTCTGCTCAATAGCGTACACCAGAAATGCACTGTCTAACATCAACTCATCCTCACGCCAACAACAATGATGAAAACAATCAGCGCGACCAGAGTACCGCAGATGATCATAGACTCCCGGAGCATCTTCTTTGCCTCGGCCTGGTGCTTCTCTTTTACGCGAGTCACTGTGTCTTTCATCGTGCTACCTCGCGTGGTTTGCCTGCACCGCATTCGTGCTTTTGGTACTCCGTAGAGTCATCACCAACTCGATACGCTCCATCAGCTTTGCGCTGAGTAGCGTCAATGTCTATAAGTCGCTGGATGTCATCAGTGCGCTGGTAACGCACACCAGCAGAGCCTACGAGGTAGCCTGATAGCAGGCCGATGATTAAGACTGTTAAGTGTGTCATTTGTTATTCTCCTGATCACGACTC